GCACTTTCTTCCATACTGTCACACTTGCATGGTGAGCAATCACATGCTGGGCAATGACCTTCCTGTACTGGATATGTTTTGCCAGCTACCTTAAATTCACTCTTATGATCTTTTTTAGCGTTGGCCAGTGCGCCTGAAAATTCATTGCCTTCTTCAGTTTTGTTTTTTGGTGCAACAATTGTTCTGACAGAACCTTGTTTTAATCCACCGCCAATACGAATACCTTTGTCTGCGTAGGCTTTTGCGTCAGACTCCTTGTCAAACATCTTTACTGGTTTACCATCGTTATGCCCAACCACCACAACACCGTATTTTCTAGTGTGGCCATCAAGGGTTGATTCTTCAACACCTTCTTTGGCATGACGTAGTTTGTTCAATACTGCACCAGCCACACGTTCACCAGCGGCTTTGGATCCATACTTGGCACCGGCTGATTTGGCAATCTTACTAAAGTTCTTGCCTGGCTTGCCAATGTCTTTGCCAGCGGCAGCTTTCTTGGCACTGTAGTCGGCTTCAGCAACACCCATGGACTCAGTTAACTTGCTACGTGGAGCTTGAGCTTTGGCACTCTCAGTGATTTGTTCTGCGTCTTGCTTGTCAGCCAAGTCGGCCAATCTCTTGTTTAAGTCGTAAAAAAATGTCATTCTATTATCCTCTTGGGTTGGCACCGGTGGCTGGGCGTGGTGGGCGTTTTACTTTGGTCATCGGGCTGTCATTGCCCATTGGCAAATCATTTGTGGTTATGGCTTTGGGTGTCTTGCCGCCGGCCACTGTAAAGTCACTACGATATGTGTTCTTTAATACTGCATGCTGATCATACGGAGCAGAATAATCCGCAATCAATGCTTTTTGTTCTTCTGTGTTAGCAGGGTAATCGCTGTCTAATAGATCTTTGTTCTGTGCAGCAACACGCTCACGCTCTGAATCCATACCTTCTTCATGCGGTGTAGTCAGCATGATGATACGATTTGGATCCATCATCAACAGTTGAGCAATCTGTTTGATCTGTGGCTCAATAGCTGGATAGCGGAATTCCACGTCCATGCTGGTCACTGAATCGTTGCTGTGCTTGGGAAAGTCAGCAGGCTTGAGTTGCACCGGTGTGGTCTTTGGCTTGCTAATCTTTACAATATCAAACTGTGCAAGTTTTTCTTCTAGCTGTTTGACGAAATCAGGAGCAACATCACCTACAATTTTGATCCTGTAGTTGTATGTGCGCTCTGATTCTGCGAGGTATTGTTGAAAATTTTTCATTGGTCGGGTTCCTATATGATATTTATGCTTTGTTATTGTTTTGTGCGCCGGAGGCTATCAAACGTTCCAGCAAATCGTTACGGCTTAGCACTTGTCCGTGTGCTGTTTCTGTGGGGGCGTCACCAGATTTGCCAGCTTGATCTTGATCCATTTTTAATTTTTTTAACTGTAGATCAACCATTTTTAACTTTTTATTCAGCTTGGCTGTTTTGGCTGTGATAGCATGCCCTAACATATTACTAGCCACGTTAAATATTTCGCTGGCATATCTACTATCGACCTGCATACCTAGGTCCATTAGATTGTCATAGCTTTCTTTGGCCATGTTGGCCAAGTCATCTAATTCGCCATCTCCGGTGGCAAGATCACGTACCGTGGGCAGTGCGGCATCAATTTTATCTATAGTAGCATCTATTTCTGCCAGCTGTGTACGTGTTGGTTCTGGCTTGGATTCTACTGTAGACTCCTCAGCGGGTGGAAAATCAAAAAGTTCTTCTAATTTACGAGTCATGACCTATTTACCGGTCTTTTTACTGCCTTGATGATAAATCTGATCTTCGTTGATCACTCTAAAGGTAAGTCCATTTCGCCTGGCCCATTTGGTTGCCGAGTCCCACTTGGCATAGTTTACAGCCACTATAGCACGATCACGATCCGAGGCTTTGCTTTCAACTAGACTTTGTTTTTTAGGTTTGATTTCAATCAATTCAGCAACGGTGGTATTATTACGTCCGCGGTATGTTACTAAAAAATCTGGAATGTACATGCTTTGCTTGCCAGTTAATGGATTGCGATAAGGAATTGCCACGCTTTCACTGGCCCACTGTAGCACGTTGTCGTTGCTGTCTAAGAATATCATGAAAGTAAGTTCCCAACCTGATCTGTATCGTGGCGTACCTTTGCCTACATACTTGCCAGGATTTTTTACAGTATAGGCACCTTGACGAAAATTAGGCACGGGTTAAATCCTAATATTTCTTGCTACATAATAATTAGATTGTGCAGGAACATTGAGTCCCAACAGGGTACTGCGACTTCTTATACCATTTAGATAATAAGCCAAGGTCAACGTAATCTCTGGAGCACTTTGTCCTTGAAATTGTTGTAGCAACGTCATTGCAGGAACATTGGTTGCGTGACTGATACGAAATACCGACACAGCGAAATTGCCTGCGGCTTCGGCCGATTTAAAAACTGATCCAAAATAACTCCGCACTGCGTCATACTCATCCACAGGTACATGTTGTTGATACCCGTAGAACCGATCAAAGATTTGTACTGTTAAATCAGTTTTGGTGTTGACAGCGTTTACTGATGCCATGATTAATACCCTGCCTGATCATAAGCATTAAATCCAGGATCAGCGGCTGGCGAACTTGTAGCAGGCGACACTGGACTTACATCAGTTGAAATTTGTGGTCCAAGCGGAAAGACTGATCCGGTTTTTCCTGCCAGGGCTGGTGCAAGATTTTGTAGTATTTGTTGTGTGTATGCTCCAGAGCCTGCCAATGAACCCAACAAGGCACCGGCTGTTGGCACCAGACTTTGACCAACTGCACCAATTACATTTTGTAAAGTATTTTGACTGGTGGCCAGAGCTTGTAGGTCTTGTTTGCTACCATTTGGACTTGGCTGTACAGTACCTTGGCTTTCAACAGTGGCAGTTGATCCTGGTACAGCAATTGGACTAGGTACAACATCATAATGACTGGGGTCAGCAAATCCTGTCACAGGATCACTAGGTTGTGCACCACCGATGGCGCCACTATAATATTTGACATTTTCGTAGCGTATGCTCATGGTGTGAGTCATAAGTTGATTGCCCTGACTATAATCATAAGTGTCATGCGTCCATTCAGTAATCAATGGATTAATCATGGTGTACTGAGCATAGGTCTTTTGGCTCATGCCATATATTGTAATGTCTCTAAAGAATGGTTCTTGTCCGCTGGCAGGACCTGTAAGCAGGGACGTGGCTAAACTCTGTAGTGACGGATTGTTATAACCTTGGCCACTGAGACCCCAGTGTTGTATTCCTCTACTGGGCGAATATATGTCGTTGGCAGTGTAACTTGCTCCACCAAAAACATCAGGTACCTGGAGTTTTCCTAGTACACCAGATTGGTTAGGAGTGTTGCCATATTTGTATGTTGGATCACTGTAGTAGTACTGATAGTACTGATACCACATGTTGCGTATAAGATCACTGTTGTCGTCATTAAAAATAATTTGTGCTGGATTATAATTGATCTTTGTCTGGACCAGACGTTTGCGATTGTACTGGTTCATCTGGGCCACATCAATTGTGTAACCCGGCAACTGAGCAGATTTGACCATGAGGCCAATGGTGCTGCCTTTGCCACCTGATGTTAAATTAGCTACCGCAGGTATGTTGGTATTTAGATTAAAATAAACATGAAATAAAAACTTATTGCGAGGTGCAAGATCATATCCACCAGATCTAAAAGTTTTACTAGCGTGATCATAGTCTCTCAGCCCTTGATCGGGCGGAAATGCTTGTAGATTATTTTGGCCAAACGCCATAGGGTGTTAACCTGTGGCTACGTTGTTAACTGTCAACGGAATTGATGCACCAACACCAACATCAGCACCAGTGGTGGTCTGCATGGCATTGTCATAGCGGATGGTCATGCTTACAGTCATTGGCTCAGTACCTGAACCATAGTTGGCATCGTTGTAGTTGACACCTTGCAAGTAACAACCTAAAATACTCCAGGTTTCTAACGCGATAGGAGCATTGGCTCCGTTGCCGCCGTCCAACACTTCAAACACTGTGGTAAACTTGTAGTCAATACCTGATGCAGCACTGCTCTGTTCCATGAAGTCTAATTGCTTTTGTAGTTGCTCGCCAACCAACCGACTTACATTTCCGCCAGCATCATCACGCACTTCGCAAGTGCAGTCAGCCCATGAATGCTTGCCAGCCAAACGAATTGTACTGTTGTAGATAGGAAGATCAATATTGTCAAATGTCACGCTTGGACGTGTAAAACTTATAACCTGTTTGGTCAATTCTGTGGTGGGTTGTGTCACACCCAAGCCTAAAAAAGTAACGCGAAAGCGAAACTTGAGTTTTGGCATCAGCAGACCTTGTGCCGAGCTGCTTTGATCGCTGGCTAAGGGTACTGTTAGTTTTGTTAATGAGGCTGTTGCCATTTGTTAGTTCTCCTAATATGCTTTTATTTATGGCGTGTTGTCTGGGCAAAATTTGCCCAGTATCAATTACGCTGATGCCTGTGCTGCTATAGTTCCTGTGTTTTGAATACGCATTGGTATGTAGATAAACTCCACAGCCTTAACTGGCTCAATAGCAATATCCACGTACAGTTCGTTACGATCAATACTTGCCGGAGTATTGTTGGTCAAATCACAAACAACCAAGTAATCATACAGGCCACGCTTGTTGACCAGGTCAATCATGAGTGCAGTAATCTGATTAGTAATCGCGCTACGAGTGATAGTATCATTAGGTTCAAACAAGTACTGGTTACCGATAATCTCCAAACGTCCACGGATAAATGCTACTAAACGTGCCACGTTAATACGGTCTAACGCAGTAGCATTACCTTGTAATGTATGATTACCAAAGTTAACAATACCAGTCCCAGGGATGAATGTGATTGGGTTGACGTTATTACTATACAATACATCACGTAGACCTTGATTTACACCTAGAGGTTGGAATTCGCCAGACACAGCATCAAGGTAACCAATTTGTAGTGCATTGTCTACCACACCGCGGCGTAAACCTGCTGGTGCAAACCATGGATAAGCAACACTGTCACTACGGATAATTGTACGCAACATCATGTGACTTGGTGCTGTAACTACCACGTTGCCTGTCAGATCAGTTGTGGTACAACTTGGATAGAATGCAGCCGAGTAAGCATCACCACCAGCTAAATTACCGTCACTTGTGGCAATACCAAGGCCGTTGTTGTTGGTTGCCCAGGTTACTACATCTGCTGGTGTCAATCGTAACGGTGTATCAACCACGCTGAACGAAGTGTCGCCACGATCATTGTTGAGTACTACCATGTTGGGTGCTAGCTCTGGATATTGTGGGCAAGCAATCAAGTTGTACTGTGCTTGATTTTCACGCAGTTGTGTACTGGTGTCAATGGCCACTCTCAGTGCTTGTACAATCAAATGACGTTGTGCCTGGCGGCCCATGTTAGGACTGCCGTCTGCACGTAGGCCACTGACTGTAAGCCAAGTATTGGTTTCGCTAGGAAGTACATCTGGTGATGGATAGTCTGTAGCATTAAAGTAGTTGACCGCAAATGACTTAACATTGAATCCTGATCTACGTGTGTTAAACAATAACATGCCTTCTGGATATAGGTCTGGATTAGGTGCATCAAGATCCAAGTAGTTGCTGGTGATCAACGGTGTTGATCCTGTGGCAATTGGTGGAATAGGATCTGTGATTGGGTTGGTTGTACCGTTAGGTGCCCAACGTGCATCAGCAAATAATACGCCATTGATTGTGGTCTGGTCAGCATTGTTGATCTGGACCCACTGATCCTGCCCACTTACATTTTCCCAACGACTGATCACTGGATAGTTTTCTAAATCTGCAGTATCAATCCATAAATCGCCATAGACCAATGGGCTTTCTGCATCATCGTTTTGTGTTGTAGGTGCTGTAGCACTGAATATAGGCCCACTTGGATTAGTGTTACTCAAATTATATCCACGCACATCATTGGTTACATTTTGATAACCGTACCAGCCACCGTTGTTCTGGATCATAATATCCACTGTGGTGGCATCACTGTAATACCAGTATGTGCCATTGGCTGGATCAATATTGGGTTGACTAGCAGAAGCAGTATAGACAAATGTAGGCGATGTGACCCAATTGCTAAGTGTTAATCCTGTGCCATCAACATCAGTTTGACGTATACCTCTTATTGGCTGTTGTGTAGTAGGATTAACTAAAACAAAACCTGCATCAGTCAATGGGGTATTGGTTCCATCTACCAAGTAAATATCACCGCCGGCGGCATGTGTAAACACAATTTGGCCAGCATCATTGACGTCGGCACTGACATTAGGAACCCCGGCGGCACTGACCGCCGAAACAAAATCTGCAGCGCCAATTGGGTTAGTACCTGTGATAGTAACTGTCACAGCCGCTGCTACTGTAGCCGTTTCAGGTTGAGTGGCTGCCAGTGTAAATTCAGAACCAGACACAAACACAGGATCAACTACATAGCCTGTGATCACCGTGGCACCAGGTGCCAGACGTTCTAAAACTTGGAATCCGCCGGTGCTATTTTTATACGGGTCAATCTGAGCATACGTGGTGCCAGCAGGAATAGCCGAGCCACCAGTTACTGGATCTAAAGCATACAAAGCAGCTGCATCGCTGGCATACACTGTACAGGCTTGTAGCACAAATGCACCCAAGGTACTGTTATAACGTTTAATTTCAATCAACATACCGCGATTAACAGCATTGGTTTGTTGGAATACACTGCCAGTAGGTTCTGGTTGTGTGTCTGTGGTACGCCATCTTGGTGCTTGATAATTGGCTCCGGCAAAATACTCAGGAGCTGCGTATTGATTGCTTGTGATACCTAAGGTGGCAAGAGGTGTACCCGTGACATTATTAATAGCGATAACACCTTGACCTTCTGTACTGCCATCATTAGTGGCTGTACTGTCTGCGTATAACGTTAATTTTCCACCGATGTTGGCAGCATAAACACCCGGAATAGTACTATTGCTGAGGGCATTAATTTGACTGGCCAAGTTTGCAACTGTGTTGTTAGGGCTAGAAGGAACTGTAATTGTAATGTCGTTGATGGCAAAACTATTGCCCACAGTTAAACTGGTTGGAGCCAACGTACCTTGCACAGTAGGCCAAGCTGTTTTCCATTCATCGCTACCAACTAAAACCCAGGTATTGTATAAATCAGCGGCACTGGCACCATCTTGTAGCCATCCAGGTGCCTGGGTAGCATTGGCAGGACCACCACGCTTGTAATACAATGGATTGTATATGCTGGTTGCTGTTACAGCATAGTCACCGATGCTGCCATAACTGGCCAAAGGTACAGTGCTTAAAGTTTCTAAAAAGGCAGTATCTGTAATGACACTAGGTGTCATTTTGGTAAATGCAGATGTGGTTTGATTCCACTCATTGATTCCAAAAACACTGTTGGTAGTGTCAAACCAAAAGCTATTGTTGGCAGGAGCACCCACTGGACGACTTAGTGTTGCTGTAAGAGCAGCCAAGTCAATATCGGCTCGCATCACGTAGGCAATGTTAGTTACACCCAGGGCTGAATAACCAGCTAATAAACCGTATTCATTGAGTTCGTATCCATTGATAGGAGTACCAGCTGTGGTGTTGTAAAAGAACGGTACACCAAACGTAGATAACAGGTCTCTCTGACTTGTCATCAAATATAACTTGTTGGCGTTGACAGCCAATGTTCCTGGAGCAATTCCAGTACCGGCGCCAGAGATTTTGTTCTCTGCAGTTGCCAACAAAATAAACGGTACTGAGCTAGCAGCAGCGGGCGTGTAATTACTTTGGTCAATTACACTGACTTGTACACCTGGGGATATTAAGGCCATAACAAATTCCTTTTTATTAATAAAGATATTTATCGGTTAAGACAAAAAGAACGGTATATTACATACCTTTGGCAAAGGTTTTGTCGTAAATAAACCATGAATCGACCCAATTGTACTGCTTGTAATCAGAGATTGTGTGCTATAAATTATATTCGAGATAGTCAGACCCACTATCGTAGTCGTTGCGACTACTGTATCAAAAGAGAACGTAAAATTAAGTTGCCGGAACCACGATGGAAAAGTACTGGATACAAGAAAAAAACCACATGTGATCACTGTGGGTTTAAAGCAAAATATAATGCACAATTATTAGTGTATCACGTGGATGGCAACCTCAATAATAGCGGTTTACGAAACTTAAAAACAGTTTGCCAAAATTGTGTGATTGAAATTAAGAAGTCGGATCTTCTATGGAAACCTGGAGATCTTGAACCAGATTTTTGACTTGGGCAAATAATGGATCAAGCCCATCAGCGTTGTTGTCAATAACAGCGTCAAATTCTGTACCAATCCAGGCCCATTCTGAGGGGTGTACATTTTGTGCCAGCATATAAGACATGGCAGATTGTATCTGTTGATTTGCAGCTACAGCCGATTCATACCAGTAAGGATCAGGACCACGAACTACACGAATTACAACGCCACCTGCATTTCTAACTGCCAGTATTTCGTTGGGGAAACGAACGTCTGTGATAACAATATCGTTGTGTGCCTTGGTCAGTTTATTTTCCAGACTGGCGATCCAGGTATCGTCATGGAATGATCGTCGGGCTACTTCTGTTCCCCATTGTTGTAGAACCAAACGAGGAGTTAAATTAGGCATATTTAAACGTGTGGCCCACCAAGAATCCACTTGTTCACGCCAGGCTCTGGACTCTTTGGTGCGGCCTTCTAGCAGTTCACGATCCCACCCAAATACAGCGGCCACAGCATCTTTAAGAGTGGCCGCAAAACTATCTCGTTTGAATCCGTAGATGTTTTGCAAGTAGTCTGCAATGGTGTCCTTGCCTGAGCCCTGGAATCCAGCAATGCCAATGATCATCTAATTTCCTTTACATTCAAGTGCCGTAGTGTATCTTGCAACATGTCAATTTGACGCCGACAATCTTCTAACGCATGATGGCTAGTTGGCGGCTTGGG